GTCTGGTGCAGAAGTGAATGTAAGAGTTGTTCCAGCAAGAGTATAGTTAGTCGTTGCTTTCTGAACAATACCATCAACCATCACCAACAAAGTATTGACATTTGCTGGAGTTTCTGATAGTGTAAAATCTGTTGTCGAACCATCACCAGTTAAATTATCTGTGGTGAAGGTTTTCATCTGTTCTGTCAACTGAGTCGCACCAATTGAATTGTTTGGAGGAGACATGTTGTAAGGGCCGATACCCTTATGAATTACATAGATAGATGCAGAAGATGAAACCGATTCCGAGAAGTTTAGAATTCTTGGACGGTTAGAACTGTCTTCATGAACTGAATATGCAACATCGGGTTCTTGACGAACATTGTCATAGAGAACTTCAATATTACCTGCTTCAGAGCCAGGAACATCAATACTCAACTCAATCGCATTTGAATACGTTCCGTGAGCGCCTGTAACAGAACCAAATGCACTACCAGTAAAATCCTCTTTAGGGAATGTGGTAGATACTTGGTTTATAAATGGAACACCGATATATGCTTCAGACATTATATTCTACCCCTTATGCAACATCTTCTAGAATTGAACATACAACATCGCAAGTAGATGCTGTTGCATAGACACGAACTTCATCGTCACCGTTCAACACGACTTTCTGACCAGACACCACTTTCAATGCACCACCAGCAGGGATAGGAGCATTCTTAACGATGTGATAACTTGCGGTTGCAGAAGAGTCATACACGACAACAGACACTTGAACCGCTGAGGAACCAGTGTTAGCAACATCAAGTTCAATCAGAATTGAGTTGACGGCAGAACCATTGTTCGCAGTGTAAACAGTTGTAGGCGACCCACTTGAGGTGCTTACGCTTGTTGCGAATGCGTTTTTAAAATTGTTTGCCATTCTGATTTCTTCCTTTAGTTTATACTATGTTATTTATAAGTCTTAACCAAGTGCAACTGCAACTGCGATACCAAATCCTTGAGTTGCTATTGTTCCACTTGTTGTTGGCATTGATACCTCAACACCATTTTCGTCAATTAGGTTTCCAGAGAAATAAACATTTCTCCACTCTTTACCTACCTCACCCAAGTCATAGGTGTTTGCGGCGTTTGGTAAAATGTTAGACACAACATCTGCATTAAAATCAATTGAGTCTGTGTCTGCGTCACCCATTGTGATGTTACCACCCAATGTGATGTTTCCAGTAACATCCAAGTTACCGCCAACATTCAAGTCGTTAGTAATAGTTACGTCATCTGGTAGTCCAACAGTGATTGTGTCTGGACTTGAAACCGCAGTTTCGATTTCATTTGCAGTTCCGTTGATTGTCAATGTATCACTGATAACTAGAGTTTCAGAAGTTCCACTATCTGCCGCAAGGCCGATACCAGTAGTTTCAATCGCAGTAGTCAACTCTGCAATTGCTTCAATAACGTCTGTTACCGCATTGCCGTCAATGGATGCAGGCAGATTGGCAATATCGCCAACGTCTACTGCGAGTTCATTAAACTCTACACGCCATTGTTCAAGGGTAAAACTTTCTGGTGTATTGCGATCTGCCATTTATTACTTTTCCACTAGTTTCAATAAGAGATTCTTTATTTCGTGCATCTCACACTTTAGATTATTTATGTCTCTTACTGCATCCCTAAGTTCATCCTTTTGCTTTTGTTTTGCACGAGAACGAGCTATCGCCGATTCATATGCGGCAAGGTTGGTGTTCACTATTGCACGAGATTCTGAATCTCTAGCAAGGTTGGGATGATCTTTTACTTTGATATACTCAGCCATATTATGTCGCCAGTGCTATTGCTCTTAAGTCTTTAATACGAGGAGGTTCTGCACAGTTCGTTCCTTGCATACGAATCTTGATTGCAAAGGAGATGAACTCTGGAAGTCCGTCCACTGAATACTCTCTTTCGATGAAGTCATCTACGTCTACAGAAGAGTTTACGTTAGTGTCTGGATTACCATTCGTATTAAAGTATGTCCAACCAATTTCGTCAAAGTCACTTGCGTCATCTGAACGAAGGACTTTATACATGACTTGAATCTCTGCACTGTCAAACTTAACGGCATCCAAGAACACTCTCAATGCAGTAGCAGGAGTCTTCAACTGAGCCTTACGGGTGACATAGATTGCCTCACCAGAATCACCATCTGGTTCAGTTGGTGCAATGTATTCGTCTGTAGGATATACATCAGAAGATGTGTCTACATTGTCCAAACGGTTAGCAACTGCAACCAAAGTCTTTCTATCCAAATCAACGATTGGAGACAAGTTCTCTCTATCTGAAGTCAGAGTGAAGATTAGTTCAAATGACTTGTTACCAGACAATTCGTTTGTTTCGTTTACTTGTGAACAAACAATCTTTGGATTCTCAAAGAAGAAGTTGTCTGTGATAGGAACAGTCTGTGCCTGAGACAATGTTTGTTTGATGAAGGACTGTTGTGAACCACTTGGAGATGTTCCAGAAGTTGTTCTAGTCTTAGATGAAATCAATGTGTCTGGATGTTCAACCACAGGCACAAGAGTTTGCATCGCATCAATCAAGGCGTTCTCAGTTGCATCTACTGCCGAACCACCAGATGTTCCATCACTTGTTGCATTTGTTGTTGTAGCAAGTGTATAAGAATCAATCTGAATGTTTGCTAGTGCAACGTGTGACTTGTTGATTTCCGTTAGAGGGATACCGTTCAACATGTAGAGGGCAACTGAATCACCGTCTGCATGTGCGGCCGCATCCCCTTCAACTGCACGAGTCATTGAAGTGATAGATGTTCCAGAAATAGTTCCAGACATAACTTCATCACCAATCTTCACATACACGGTTCCACTGTTAGGGAATCCAGTATCAGAAGTCAATGTCAATGATGTTGCAGTGTCAGTGATTGCACCGTTCAATGTTGTAGCGACACCAGAAGAAACTCCACTGATAGTCACGTTGTTTGAAGATGAATACATGTGATGGTTAGGATGATTTACCTTAACCAAGTTTGTTCCACTGAATGTTCTAATCGGATTCTCTGACAATCTCTTGACAGGCAGTTCATCGTTTGTTAGAATAACTGTGCCAGTTTTAGAGGTATCAAATGATGCACGATATAGAGTAAACTTCAAATCTTCTAGATCGTAAGCACTCCAAGTTGTGTTGTTCTGTGACTTGAAGAGAACACCCAAGTAAGGTTGTTCTGATACAAGACGTGAACCACCNACATCAGTTTCCCCCATACGAGAAATCCATGCAAGGTATTTCTGTGAGTCAGTGAATACAACAATACAGTATTCTACCCCATCTTTAACATAGACAGGTTCATCAAATGTNAATGTTGTGGCCACAGATGCATCATCAGATAGTGATACGTCTACTGGATCCAATGTCTTAGAACCAAATGGTAGAACCTTAGTAGTTGGATAACCATTGTCCATCTCACGAATCTGTAGAGTAACTGGAAGTTCATCATCTTTCTGTGAGAAGAAGATATCAACTTTAGTTAGATACTCACCACCCTCTGCCTGTGGCATAAAGGACTGTGCAAGTGGATCCCACCAACCAACAACATCGTTTCTTCTATCGGTTCTATTAACATTCTCTTCTTGAGATACGTTACGAACTTCAACACGAGCGTTACGAGTTGCAATGATAGTTTCTTGAACTGTGTTTAGAATACCAGTTGCAGAATAGATTGCCTGTGCAAATGTTTCTGGTTCTGGTTCTACTACGTTGTTCTGAGAAGAAGTCAATCGGAATACACGATCACCAGTTCTGAATCTTGGGTTTCCATTCTGATTTGGATCAGGAATTCTGAACACACCAGAAATCTTACCAGCAGCAGTTGTTACGAGAGTATCACCCTCTGAACCACCAGTTGGAGTAACAAGTGCAGATACGTTTGTCTTATCAAAGAATGGATATACCTTAGTCAAAGGTTTCATACCAGTAACAGTGAATGTCACGTTTCTTGCACGAATGAATGGAATCAATGCACGAGATACGATACGGTCGCCTTGTGACTCTGTATCAATTTGTGCGACAACAGATGTTCTTACACCCTGTCTTGTTCTTGTTCCCTGTTCAGTTGTAACAGTTGTTCGAACAACAGCACGGCCTGGAACTGAACGAGATGCAGCAGAGTTGAAGTCTGTGTCTCTCCAAGTATTTGAAGTTGATGTTGTCACACCACTCCACTGAGTTTGCCATGCATTCCAAACTGTTCCGATAGCATTTGCATTCTGTGCCAATACTGTATCGAAGTTACCTTCACGGTTGATAATCAAATCTGGAAGACGAGTTGTTTCAAACCATTCATCACCAGATGGAGATAGTCTACAAATACCAGCCCATGCAAATGAAAGAACAGGGTTGAGGTTTTCAACACGAGTCGCATATGGTTGGTTGACTGTAACCGNATGAGTATANGGTAGAGTTAGAATATCACCAGTTTTCTGATACTGGTCATTAGAACGTTCTGCATCCGTAGTATTTTCTTCAATAAGAGAAATACCCTTCATGAAATACTTTGGACGAAGTTCACCAAACTGCATGTCGATTGCGTTACGATAGTCTGGGTGTTTAACGTTACCAGTAGCATGTCCAGCAAAGTTGTCTACAAGGAAACCAGACTTGAATCTGTCAAAACCATCAGCGTCTTGAATCTGAAGTGATTGTGCATCTTTCTCAAGTAGGTTCAATGCAGTGTAATATTCAATGTTATCAATACGAGCTTCCAACTTACCAATGTCACGCATTGTGTATCTACGGTTATTCACTGTAGTATAAGTCACGTCTGCAATATCAACGATGAATGCAGGCATTGTGATATCTGCAATCTTCATTGCATCATCAATTGGTTTTGGAGTAGTTGGTGCTTCTGATGCCGCACCTCTTACAACTTTAAACTTACCATCTGCGGCAAGGAATAGTGAATCCTTACGTCCAACGTAGAANTCGAAGTCGTAGATAAAGTTTGAGTTATCCTTTGGAATGTTGGTTGTCGAAGAACCAGTTCCAGCGAATGAACGTTGTTCCAAGTTGAATGAGTTGGAAGTAACTTTGTAAACTGTTTGTGCCTGTAGAGTNTGNGTTGTCATCGTTGCATCTGCAACACGAGGCCTGAAGTCTACGGCATCACGCAAATCATACTCACCAGTAGGTTCAGAGACNTCTGGGTCAACACGAGTCGCTGAGTATGTTGGGATATCTTTGTATGAGATACCACTGTATGAATCCACAGTAAAGAAGTCGCCTGTGCCGTGTGTGAAGTAATCAAATACGGCTAGGAGTTTACCTTGTGGAGATACTGTATTCGGTTTACGAACAATACGTCCAGTATCATAATAGTTGTCTCTCTGTCCAGTGTCAAGAGTAAAGTTAGTAGTAACCAATCTTGAACCATCTGTAAAGGTGTCTAGAGTTGCATTCTCAGCACTCTCTGCACCAGTGATAGTTTCACCAGATTCAAATGGAGTATTGTTGATTGGGACATAAGTGATTGGCGAAATGGTGTTGACTACACGAGCCTTTGCACCAGAGATAGAACCAGTAATCAATTCACCTTTAGTGAAGTTACCAGTTGCACCAGTGATTGTCCACTGAGGAAGTGTTGGATCAGTTGATGAATCTTCTGAGTCATAAATCGCCCACAACTTGTGAACGTCTGCAACACCCAATGAGATATCTTTATGATGTGCAGAAGTTCCATACTCAGCGCCACCGCCGATACCATCATTGTCAACAAGAACTTGATTCATACGAGCTCTTGTTTTTGATTTTTCATTAACAGTTGTTCTTGTGATTGTTGCAATCAAACGAACTGTTGCACCAGAACCGAATGGAGTATCAGTTGCATCTTCTACTTGAAGTGTTCCTGTTCCCGCTCCTGTTACATTGATATCGCCGTTCTCTAGGTCAATCTTTTCGCCGACTGCCGCAGAACCACCAGTTCCCGCCGTCAAGACTGTAAGAACGTAATCTGTGTTTGATACTGCATTGAATGTTTCGTTTGTTCCAGCACTGAAACTCAACTCACCAGAGGAGTTAGACTGTGCAACAAATGATCTACGAACAACAACAGAGGAGTCAGATACACCATTGTTGAGTTCTGTCTTAAGTGTCTTAATAGAGTTCTTCTGCAACTTACGAAGAAGAACGTTCTTGTTTTGGTCACGAAGTTGTGCTCTCTTACGAACCACACCAACTGAAGAGACTGCATTAGAAACGTCTGCATCCAAGTCAAGTGTCTGTCCAGAGATTGCATCAACTCTTCTTTCTTCCAATGCACCAGATGTGCCAGATGGAATAGAAAGAATATCACCAACTTCAAGTTCAGTTCCAAAGTCTGTTTGGAAACCAGTAACAGCATCCAAGTCACCAGAACCAATACTAATCAAACCAGCGATTGTTACATTGTTTTCTAGAACGATATCAGAAGTAAAGTCTGGATCGCCTGCATCTGTAGCAGGCATGTAAGTCTGTTTAGCACGACTGAAATCATAAGTTTCTACAGAAGAGATTGTCAAATCTACATTTGAACCGTCTTCTAGAATCTCATCAGTTTCAGTTGAACCAGATGCCTTAACCTTTTCACCAGCAGTGAATACACCAACCACAGAAGCAATAGTGATTGTAGAACCAGTTGTAAGTGCAGTAGAACCATCTACCTCATTCGCAACAACGAAACCGTATGCACCAGAACTTACACCAGTAATCTTCTCACCAGCGGCAGGAAGAGTTGATGGAGTTCCACTCATTGTAAGTTGAGTGAACATGCGAATGTCAAACACATACAAGTTGTATTCTGTATCCGTTCCAAACGCACCGTCTGCGGCCGCAGTTCCAGAGAAGTGTTCGAATGCTCTTGCACGAGCAACACCAATCTGATTACCAGAACTTGATCCACCAGAAACAGTCTGAGTGTCAAAGAGTCCTAGTTTACGATAAGGTTCATCAATGTCGCCAGAGATAAATGGTGAGATTTCTGGTGAACCGTAGGTATTAGTTACACGAACAAAGTTACCAACCTCTACAGGAGTAACCGCCGCATTGTAGTTTTCGAAAGTTCTTGGTTTGAGGATATCAATATACTTTGGAGCAATTGTTTCAATCTCATAACCACGAACATATGCTTTGCCTGGCGATACTTGGATTGTCAAGTAGTTGTCAGATGCCGCATTTCTTGAATCTGTAATTGTGCCAGGATCATAGACACCGTTGTTCAAACCATCGTTTGAAGTCTCACGAATGTCAATCTGGAAAGGACGAACTGTGTAATCACCAGATTCGTCATATGTTCTACGAGCAAGTGTCTCACCCAAAACTGAGTAGTCAGTGTTTCTTGCCTTCTCTTGTAGGACACCTTGGTTTGTTCTTAGAAGTTCAATGAAATTATCATCGTCTTCTGAGTCAAGTGCCAACTTAGAAAGAGTCAATTCAATCTTAAGTCTGTGAGCACCCTTTGCGTTTACGTTTGAAGAACCAGCCGCATTATCCAAAAGTGAAGTATCTTCTTCTGGAGTTTCGATAGATTCAGTAACAGTCAAACCAACACGATAAGATGGGTTGTTAGTATACTTGTCTAGAATGATACGTTGTTCTGCAACATGAACGAAGTGTCCACGAATAAAGTAAACACCTTCTTGAATGTTTGCAGAAGAACCAGTTGCAGTTCCGTTGACAACTGCCGAATCAATACCAGAACCAAAAGAACCTACAGTTCCATCAGCAGAGATGTTCTCTCCATCTTGGAATACTGTGGTTACGTTATCAGAACCAGTTCTTACATACTTAACAAAGAGTGTGATAGGGTCTGCCGCAGTTGCAGCAACCGCTTGAATAACTTCAGCAACAACACCAGAGGTTGTCCCTGTGATTCTCTTACCAACGTAGTCTTGAATTTGTGCAGTAATGTCGGTTGAGGAAATTGTAGATTCCAACTTAACAGCATAATACTCTACAGTGAAACCAATTGCGCCAGGAATTACCACTGTTCCTTCTTTGAACATGTGGCGTCCATGACGTTCAATTTGGTTTTGAAGAACTGTCTGGAGTTGAGTTAGTTCTCTAGATTGAACAGCAAAGCCAGGACGAAAGAGGATACGATGAAAATTCTTATCCTCATTAAAATCGTCATAGTAAGGATTGACGTTAAGATTGGTTTTTTCCATGTTTTAGAATTCCACTACGATTTTGATATCTTCTGTTTGGTCAGATGCACGAGAAATCGGGCGTCTGTTTTCCACATATAGGATTTGTCCACTGTTTGGTTCAAGTTCTGGGTTCGCATAACCAGATGTAAATACTAGACTTGTTCCACCCGCCAGTGTGACTGTATCAGAAGCATTAGATGAAGGTGTTCCAGCCGCACCAGAGGTTGCACCAGTAATTGTGTTTGCACCACTGAACGTTGCTTGATTACCACTACTATCTATACCGTAATTTGCCCACTGTTCTTGCATGAAGTAAAGGATGTTGTTTGTTGCATCCCATTCTACAACACGTCCCACTGCACCAGTAGTTGCTTGTGTAATCTTCTCATCCAAGTCAAATGCGGTAGTAGGTGCAGATGCAAAGTAAACTGCATATGATTGTCTACGAGTTGTTGCAGAAGCAACAGTAGTTGTTCCGAAGTTGTAAGGGTCTTTTACAATACCAACTTCTCTGAAGTCGTTTGCAACTGTAATGTCATCACCCTCGAACTGTTCTAGTTTAGAGTTCATCATGACATAGTGTCCACCAAGTTCTGATACTGCATCGAAACCATGTCCACCCTTTGGTGAGATGATTGCTTGCACTGCACCACCAGTTCCAGCACCGATGGATGCAGAGGTTGTTAATGTAGCATCTGAGTAAGTATCTGTCAAGTCGATAGATGCAAAAGTATAACCAGAGCCAGGAGTGTAAACGTTAGTCCCAGCCGAACCCTGTGGAAGAA